AGAATTGGTTGATGCTTACAAGATCAAACCACTGGAGTTGACTTGTTCCAGTGACGAATGTGGCAAACCATTTACCACAACACTGACATTTGATCAAAGCAATTTTTTCGAATAAGGCTTTTGTCGATGAATGAAGCTGAAATTGTCAGTTTCATTGAGGAAATGGAACAATCGGCAAAAGCCATAAAGAATGAAATTTTAACTCTGTGTTGGTTTATGAGGGGCAGTATCAGTTACGACGATGCCATGATGCTGAGCCCAGAGGATCGAGATATCATAGGTAAAATTGTAAAAGGCAATATAGAAACAACTAAGAAATCAGGAATGCCATTCTTTTAAGATGTTCTACGAACATCTGTTATTTCGCTTGCGCTCATAACTTTGTTTTCAAGTTGAATTAGTAGAGCGAAGCGATATATACTGTTCATCCAGATCAACCAGTCACACTTTGCCCGCACAGGGCAAAAATGAATCGCGATTTCATCCGAGTCTCGCAGTCACTGAGCGTTAAAGCAATTACAGAGGCGGTTGTCCGGTACCTCGAGCTTAGTTCTTATCACAACGGCAGCTAATATAACATACGCCAGCATACTATATTAACCTGCTACATCACTGTAGCGTCTTTTCAGCCATAAAAAATCGTCTTCAAATAGCAAAACTCGGGCATTACGAGTCGTCGTCCGGTTAAGGATAGTTGCTAAGTGCTCTGTACGGCGCAGAGTCTTCCGTCCCCCTTTTTATCAGGTTGTCGCTAGGTACACGTTTTAAGACCTGTACGAGTCGTTATCCGTTCAGTTTGTTTATAATATGGGAGCCATGTACACGGACTGAGATCTGTCCGTTATAATAATCTGTTGATTCTAATACTCTATGAGTGAATTGTTCTCTAGCTTCAATGTAACTACATTCTGCCTTTGATTTGCAATAGTAAAGTATTTCTCTGGTAAAGTTTTCGGTGCCGTGAGTTTGAACGTCTTTGTTTAATTGATCGTTTGAGCCATAATAGGTTTGCCAATCGCTGTCCACTTTGCTGCGGATCTTTTGCTTTTTCTTTGTGCCGTTCTTGAGTTTTACTGTTTTATAAGTTGTTTTTGCGAATTTCGCTAGTTTTTTGCCTATGTACTTTTTGCCAGATAGATTATTTGTAATGAGGTATACAAAGCCCACACAGTCTTCGGGTAGAGTTTCTACAGGGGTTCCTTGATAGTACCAGGTCATTACACATATAGTTATGACTCACCATTCGGTAGCGTATTTTTCAGTAACCACACTGCTTGAACATTTAGTTTGACATTCCTGCCAACGAAACGTTTGAAACTCACCTGTCCAAAATTCATGGGCCAGTGCTTGTTCTAGTGTTGTATGATTTAAGTTAAATTGTTCTGCCAGTGTTTGCCATTCGTTATTGTGATTATATCTATTTGCGACCCAACAGCAGGGAAATAATCTTCCCCGTGCATCAATGTATAGCCCCTTGTTACCAATAGCGCAAAGGGGTGTAATTTCAGCGGAGCCGCTAATTTTATTATAAAGTTGCTGGTTTGTAAAATTTATAGGTTGCCATGATGAATAATCTGTAGCGATGCGTTCAAATCTATGTGTAGAGCTAATTAAATCTCTACTGGGCTCTAGCGCATCGTTTGTGCCATAAGAATCGTATATTGAGCCAAATTTTGTGCTCTTTGTCAGTTGAAATCTATCAACGCCCAACTGTTTTGCAAATCGTTGCATAAAATCCAAACGATGTTCGTTAAATTTAAATGCAATAGCTGCCCAAACAATCTTACAGCGACTGATAGCTCGTAGGGTTTTTAACCCAGCAATGATGCTGTCCCAGTCGCTGTTGACACGATAGATGTTATTACTGTAATTATCGTAGCCGTCGATACTAAAATGTACGCTGTCAATTTCAGTTAAGGTTTTGCCCAGTTCAAGCCACCAAGTGATCTTTTTGTGTGATCCATTGGTAACTATCACAATCTCAACGGGCTTGATGCTTTTGACGTACTCAATGACAGGGATCAGATCGTGTGCATATATGGGGTCTCCGTCGTCGCCGCAGAATGTGATCTTTTCCACATTCGCTTGTATAAACTCGGGAGTAAAGTTGCGTTTGAAAAACTCCAAGTCTAGCTCGGTGTTTACCAGTGTGTCGGGTACTTCTTGTCGAGCACAGCGAGGGCAGCGCAAGGTACACTTGCTTGAAATCTCAATATGAAAATGCCAAGTTGCTAACATAAATTTACCTCACGTTGCCATTGACTGTTAAAACTGTTAACGGTACCTGAACAGGTAGCTTTGCAAACTGGATGCGGATTTGTACTCCATGTAAGTTTAACCTGTTCCATAGTGACAAAATTAGACAACCTATGTCCTTGCCAGCAGCAGGGATGAACATGTGCCCGTGCGTCTATATAAACACTAGATTCTTCAAGTGCCTGACAAACTATATTGCCTTGTGTTTTGATAGGATTTTGCCATCCAACAGGAAATTCTAGCCCATCGATATATGGTCTCTTACTGACCTTGGCTCTAAACCATTTGAATCCCATCTGTTTAGCCAATGCTTCACAAGCATCAACTTGGTGTTGATTGTGTCGATAGACCAGCATATCCCAGTGTGCGTTACCACCAGCATCAATAAAACTTTTGGCATTGGTCATTAGCTTGTGCCAATCTACGTTTTTACGATATATGTGATTTGTATCTTCTAGGCCGTCGATGCTGAATACTACAAAATCTTTGGGCTTGTTTAAGATATTTGCTACCTCAACCCACCAATTGGGTTTACGTAGTGCGCCATTGGTATTCATACCCAACGTTATATTAGGATTTATTTTTCTAAACTGTCTATAGATGTTGAGTGTGTGTTGCCCAGCAGCTGGGTCTCCATAATTACCACACATAAACATTTTATCTAGTCCAGCTATAGCATCAACCCCTACTGCTTGAATAACATCAAACATTGACAAATGATGCTGTACTGATTTATCAAATTCAGTGCTGGTTTCGCGGGCACAGAGAGGACAGGCCGCTTGGCAAACGTCTGTTGGCTCTAGGTGCAAAATTTTAATCATACAATTTCTAAATCTGTATCGTAGCTGGTATAGCCGTTTTCTTTGACTACTTTGAGTGTATTATTAACACGCCCTGCTAGTTCGTCCTTGTGACTCACAAGCCAAATGCTCTTGTTTTGATCTCTACTCATCTTTTTAAGAATAGCAAGGCTGTTTTCAACACCCGAACTATCCATACCGCTGTCAACCAGCTCGTCGATAAACAACAAGTTGATGGGTTGATATAGACTTTCCCATACATCGCGGAATGCCCAGCTCAATGATAGAATCAATCTGTTACGTTCACCACGACTCAAGTTGTCAAAGTCCAAGTCACGTCCTAGTTCTGTAATGCTCACAGTCAAGTCGTTGTTGAATTTTACAGTATGCGGGAGACCAATGCGATCTAAATATTGTCCTAACCTAGCATTCAAGTAGCTCAAGTTCTGATCAATGATACGTTTACGAATAAAGCTATCCTTGTTAGTCAACAGTTTGTGCAAGAAGTCTTGGTGTGTGCGTAGTTCATCTAGCTGGTTCATAACATCAAAGTCAATTTCTTCTAAGGCCTGTTCCTGCATCTCACGGATCTGATCCACATAAGGATCTTGCTCGTTTTGTTTGGCTGTAAGCTGTGCAAGTAAGCTGCCCATACTTGAACGATGTTCAAACGCATCTGCTTCGTTATCATAAAACACCTTTGGCATCACACCCAATTCACCTAGTTCAGCCAGTGCGTCCTGATGTTCCATTAACTGTGTGTTGGTTGCCAGTGCTTGTAGAGCTGCTTCTCGTAGTGCCGCTCGTTTGTCTTCTAGCAACTGTTCTTGTTTGTCGTCGTGAAACCCTTGCCCACAACTGTGGCAAGTATGATTCTCTAATGCTGCAATGTCACTCTTGAGTTTTTCAATATCTTTTTGCTCACGCCGTTCGTCCAGCTCACAACGCTTGATCCAGCCGTTGAGATCATTAATGGCCTTGCGCTTGACATTATAGTCAGCTAGTGCCTTGTGTGCAGATAGTTCAGCTTCGATGTTGAGTTTAGCAAGTTCATCATAAGCTGCCTGCAACGCCGCAACATCGTTTGTCTTTTTGCTGTTCCATAAATTCTGGCGTCGTAAGAGTGCATCAATTTGATCCTGTATACGTTTGTTGGCATCGCCTACTGCTTTGATACGGAATTCTTCGGCAGTGATGGCATCTTTGGTGGCTTTGGCTAGTTCTTTGAGTCGTTCGGCTTTTTCACTTAGTAGTGTAATGCCCAGCAACTGTTCAATCATGAGTCGTTGATCGTTGCTTTTTAAACTAAGGAACGGCTCCGTATAGGTGTTGAGTGCCACGATGTGCTTGAACATCTCGTGGCTCATACCCAACATGCGTTCAATGTCGGCCTGTGTTTCGCGACTGTCGCCCTGACTCTCGTCTGTGATCTCACGTTCGGTATCATCAATGAAGAACCGCATGACATTGGGCTTGCGTCCGCGTTCAATGCGATAGTTTATGCCGTTTACTTCAAAATCAACAGTGACCATCATGCCTTTGCCGTTGGTCTTGTTGATCAAGTTGTCCTTCTTGATGTTTGTGAGCGCCTGCCCATACATGCCATAGCTGAGTGCATTGATGATAGTGGTCTTGCCTGTGCCGTTACGTGCGCCGCTGTCATCGCCGCCCAAGTCCAGGTTTTCACCTAGTACCAGAGTCAGGTCATTGCGATCAAAGTTTACGGCCTGTGTAGCATTACCCACACTCATAAAGTTTTTAACTGTTAGGTCTTTTATTTTAAACATAAATTATCGGCTGCATTGATGTATACATACAGCTCTGGGAGTATCCTGTAATTCTTTTGCTATATCAGGCAAATTGTTGTAGTCGTCGAAACATAACTCAGTATTGAAAAAACAACAGCTACTGATCTTTCCGTTAGCATTCAAGTATACACTAGGTTGAGCTAGATGTCGACAGTAATCGACTTTTATATCTCGACGAACTTTTTCATATTTGTTCATCGCAGCATTACTCTGCCAAGACTGTATATCTAATTCAACACCTGTTTGATAGTGCTTGAAAGGAAATTCTTTACGTACATCTCGTATGAATTCAAAACGCTTGAATCCCAACTGTTGGCTCAAACGTATACAGTCTTTGATTTGATGTTCGTTATGCTTCCACGGAATAAACTGCCATACCGCAGTACCGCCCGCTGACATAAAAGTTTTTGCGTTATCAATTATGGTATTAAAATCAGTGCCTTGGCGATATATGCTGTGTGTATCAGCAAGCCCATCTAAACAAAACCAAACTTCATGTTTGTGCTCTTTTAATATATTGGCATATTGAGTCCACCAAACGGCATTTCGTAAACTACCGTTAGTTCTTACAATAATCTTTTCAGCATACTGTTTGGCAATTTCTGTCAACGACTTGATATTATAAGCAGCGATGGCATCTCCATAAGTGCCACAAAAATCAATTACTTCAAGATTGGGCATGAGTTTGACATATTGTTCAAATACACTTTCATCCAGATCTTCTAGTACCAATGCAGGATTTAGGCCGTAGCCGCCTTGACTGCGATAACAGCCCGGGCACCAGGCATTGCATTTGGTTGTGGCTTCTACTTGTAACCATTTGATGTTTGTTATCATTGATTTCTATAATATCTTTTTAACTGATTAAACATCCATCTTCCAATGACTTAGATTTTTCTTTACAGAGTCTTGAAAAGTATCTATGAAATTATTTAATAGCATAATATACTTGGGGTCAAATGTTAGATTTTTTTGATAATTGGTAACGTTGACATAATTTTCAGATATGGCAATGGTATCTATCTCCAAGTAGTCTGTAATTTGATTCATTGTGTACTGCGGTGAATTTTTTATATCGTCGTAGTATAGAATCAGTATATCTGCTGGTAATCTTTTTATTATGTTTGCATAATCAAAAAATTGAATAAAAGAATCTAAAAAATTATCTGAATCCCAGTTGTGTAGCTGCCAAAAATTATACAGGCTGTTGGCGTAGGTATAAGGATTTCTAAATATGATACTTTTGTGTGTGGCCCTACTGGATATTTGGTTGATCTGATTACTATCTAATCTCCAAGAACTGACATTAAAGTTTAAACTGAACTGGCTGTTTTCAAAATATTTGTTGTAAGACTCAAGATTTCTGGCTATGTGCAAGCCTGGCTCTTTTATACCTTGATAGTCAATGGCAGGCGAAGTCATTAAATTATTGTACAGCCAAGACGATGCCGTCTTGGCAGTTCCAAAATTAATAAAATGCTTGGTCGAGGTATTCATGTATTGGGTGGGAAAATGAAAATATCAACTCGCCTGTAAAGAAAAGAATGTGATTGTCAACTACTGAATAATCAACTGTGATATTTTTTAAATTTGCAAACTCTATATAGTGCTCAGAATATATATTTTGACCTCGGGCAATCTTATTGCCGCACAATTCCCAAAAGTCATCAAACACAATCTTATTTACTACAACAGGCTGTTCTGTTATGCGTGGATTGTCGGACCGCAACCTCAATTTGAAAATTTTATCAAATTCAGGATCATATGAAATTCTAATAGAATCTGTATCTTTGCTGATATTAAATACTTGATTTTCAAATATTACTTCAAAGTCGACTCCAGCTGAAAAATACAAATCTAAATTCATTAGAGATTTCTGTAGATGTCTAGCAGTAAATTCTTGTTAAATTTACCATTTTCTAGTGTAGTAAGTTGACCAGTAACAATTTGGTCCACACTTTCAAATTCAATATTGCCCTGTATTTCGTATTCAGTCAAGTCAGTGACCTTGGCTGGAATCAAGGTGAGCTCACGTAGATTGTACTGGCCCACAAAGGTTTCTTTGATAAAACTGGCTTCTTCGTAGCTGATGTCAATGTCCAAATTTACACGAATGTGCATGTTGGGTTGTAACATGACTTCGGTGTTCTTTAGCACATCGCTCAATTGGAACACGCGATAGCGCGGTTGATCAGGCCAAGCATGGTACACTGGATCCTGGCCCCATTCTAGTATAGTAAGGCCACGTTCATCATCGCCGGCATCGGCATAGTTGTGGGGGAAAGCATTGCCGATGTAGGTCACATTGTTTTTGGTCTGACGCTTATGGAAGTGCCCGGTAAACACATGTCCAAAATGACCAAAGTCTTCTCGCCGCACCTCGCCATGATCGGGCATAGCCACCATGGCATTCATCAAATAGCCCGGGAGCTCCAAGTGACCAAAGATGTATTGTCCCTTGAGCTTGGATAGTCGCTTGTGGTCGTCTCCGACGAGCCAAGGAGCAATAACCACATCATCAGCAACAAACCAATCGTTAACAATTTGAATGTTCGGGAGGTGACGAGCCCATTCAACTGATTGGATATCACGTTTATCGCGATAATAAAGATCATGATTGCCAGGAATGAAGTAAACGCGATCAAAATTATCATTTAGATGTTCCAGTGCCCGTAAACTGTAGTTGAGTGTGACGATATTGATGCTGGCACGGTTGTTGTGCCAGTCACCGAGAAACATAGCCGTTTCACAGCCTTCTGCCTTGGCCTTAGCAGTGGCCCACTTGACAAAATTCAAACAGTCTTCGTTGTGCTGTTGACTGTTTGATTTGAGTCCAAAATGGATATCAGTAAAGATTGCTGCTTTTTTAAATAAGTTACTCATCTACACAGTATAGCAAACTGCCATGCCCTAGAGCAATGGTCAATTTGCTCAGTCATCGTGGCCGCCATCTACACTCACATAACCGCCGCCAATGCCTTGTCGTGTGTAGCTGGGATTCAAACCATTCATTTCCAAAATGTCATCTCGAATGTTTTGATTACGCTTTTCAGTGTTCAGTACTCGAGTAAAACTATTGGTAACTGCCGCAGTGTAGTAGGCAAATGGGTTTTGACTTTTGGATTCGTCAAACTGTAGCCCAATCTGTACTAATTGTAGCAGAGCTTGACTACGCATTTCGTCATTGTAGGTGTAGCCACGCCAGTTGCTACGTGTAGCATAGCGTTCGCACAGTTTCATATACATGTTGGCCAAGGTCCTGGTGATGCTGCCATGATCTCGAGTGTAGGCTCCGGTTGCCAAATCACCTCGCCAGTGGCTCTTGCCCACACAGTAAGGATTGCCTTCTTCGTCCAGTTTGTAGTGCTG